TGCTTATGGGTTTAATTAACAAAAAAAATAAGGAGTTAGAAATATGAGACCTGAATTTGGAAACTCAAAAATAAAGATATATGAAGATATAACAACAGAACATAAGATAGAAGCAGCAGCATGGTTAAATGTTACTGATGATGATTTAAGAGAAAAACTTGTAGAGTATTTTTCTGATCCTAAGAATGCAAATATCAATGTTCAGTTATCGAGAAAAACTGGTGAGGGATATAACAAAGTTAAAGTCGCTGTGTTTAACTTGTTTGTGAATACACCTAAAGAGGAAAAGAAAGAGGATGAAGAGTTCGTCTGATAAAAAAATACTTATCTGGGCAACAGAAACAGAAATAAGCGTACTGGTTGGCAACAAGTTGCATCGTAAACCAGTTACTAAAGAGCAACTGTTACAGCTTGCCCAGATGTTTCTGGACAAAGCTATCAACAACCATTATAAAGATTTTAAATATACGAAAAATGATTTTACAGAGTAAGTGCAGCATCTAGTTTTGCTGCATCCTCTGCATTTCTTTTGCTATCATCTAGCCAATGACCATACACTTTTCTAGTCATCTCTATAGAGCCATGATCCATAAAGCTTGTTACTTTATGCAAGTCATCTCCGTAAGTTTGCAGTAAGATAGAAGCAAAGAAGTGCCTAAGGTCATGCCATCGAATCACTTCTACACCTGCTTGCTTACAAGCTTTCTTTAGTACGTCTCTAAGTTTCTGTCCAAAGATACGCTTGCCATTGTTGTGAAATACTAGAGCTTCTTTGTCTGGTACTCCTTGAGACAAACGATATACTTTTAAATCTTTTGCAAGTGATTCGCTAAGAGGTACTTGTCTCTGACCATTCTTAGTTTTTGTAAAACCAACTGTGTCAAACAACTGTACACATCGAGTTACAGATATAGTTTTGTTCTCAAAGTTTATATCCTTCCAACGTAACTCTCTTTGTTCGCCTTGTCGTAAACCTGTGTATGCTGCAAACTTTACAGCTAGTGTATATGCTGCATCCGTCTTAGATAAGATAGTTTGTATTCTATCCTTGCTAATCTTGATTGCTTTGTTCTCTACATCATAGCTTGTATGTTGTCTCTTAGGAAACTTGACCATACCCAAAGCAAAAGAATGTGTGTAGCCGCTGTCTAAAAAGAAACTAAAGATACTACGATAAGTATTATAGTAGCCTATCATAGTTTTGTACGACAAATCATAGGCCATAATCTGATCTATAATCTGTGCAGCAATCGTAGCCGGTGTTCTTGTTTCACTTACAAGCTTTGTTATATTCCAATCAGCTATCTTCTTGCCATTAACTTTAAGTGCAAGAAACTTGTTTGCTGCATTTATCTTGTAGTGTAATTCTTGTTTTAAAAATTCATACCTATCAAATCTTTTAGTTTGATACGCTAACCATTTATCGGTAGCTGTTCTACCTAGTATTGTTTTCATATCGACCTCCATCAATACTAGTAGTATATACCAATGACAGTATGAGTCAATCTATTGTTTCTTAGGTCTACCTCTTTTGCTTTTCTTGGGAATCACTTTATCTTTACACTCACATAGTTTACCCACTAATCTTTTTTTTATTCTACTAAATAGGTTTTTTATTTTGTTTATAATTAACATTTCCATCTTCTCCTTGCTTGTCTCAATCTTGAGTTAGGGTTCTTTGCTGCCTTCGGAAACTGCTTCATCTGCCCTGCACTTCTAGCACAATATGACTTTCTTCTCTTAGCTGCTGCACTACCTTTTTTTACTTTGCCAGTAACAGCAGTTTTTAGTTTAGATCCGGGGTTCTCTCTTCTGTATCTAGCTACACCTGCTTTGGTCATACCTGCACCAGACTTAGTAGATCGAAAATACTTTTTAGTTTTGGGTGGTTGCTTATCAGCCATTATACTCTCCTGTATTTAGCTGTCTTTTTAGCAATACGTTTAGGTTGCTTACTAACTTGCTTGCCTGCTTTCTTTGCTTTACGTTTTGCCCTAGTGGTTGCAGCATACTCTGCTGGGGTAAGGGCTTTGATTGCAGCGGATGGTAAATATCTTTCACCAGTAACAGATGACTTCTTACCTGATTTAGTACGCCACTTTTGCTTACCCCAAGCTTTAAGACTTCTCTGTGATTTTGCTAATGCCATTACTTATACCCTCCGCCTTTTTTTTTATAAAGACGTGCTAAAGCTTGAGCTTTACGAGCACTCCATTGTCCAGCTTTTGTTCCATAAGAATTACTAGCTTTGATTTGATTAAACAATCTTTTTCTCATAGTAGGTTTGGTATAATTACCAGCAGCATTAACTTTTGATTTAGACTTTTTTCTTACCGCCATTTTTCATTCCCTTTTTTCTTTTAAGTTTTGCAAAGTCTGCACCTGTAATTTTATTTCTAGGACTAGCAACTCTTGCTAACTTTTTTTGTTTAGAACTGTATTTGGTAAATGGCATTATTTCCCCACTTTCTTCATTGCAATTTTATGTGATTGAGTAAAAGTTTTACCACCTCGCATCAGCTTACGCATCTCTGTCATGTGTTTTGCAGTATGATGTTTGCTATGTTTTTTGAGTGTGGTTTTCTGTCTATCTGTAAGTTGTTTCTTCATTAATACATAGACCTTTTATTTTTACCTGCTTTCATTTTCATCTTTTTTGTTCCTGCTTTTTTCATAGCAGTTTTTTTATTTTTTTTCATTCCTGTTTTTTTCTTCATGTAACCCGGCATATTTATTCTCCTTTTGCATAAGATTGAAAAACATCAGCAACTCTTTTAGCTCTATTTGGAGTTTGCTGATTCCACTTCGAATTAAGACATTCGGCTGCGGCCATACCATACCTTCCATGCTCAATATGATCTAGTGTCTTTTTAAACTGTAACAGTTTAGGAACTCCTAACTGGTACGCCATGTTTGCTAATGCTATCTTAATTGATTCTGGTTGATCCTTGTACCAAGGTATTCTGTTGTATAATTCTACAAGCATTGTATCGACAGTTGTTCTTAACAACATCTCTGCCTGCACATCTGTCAAGCCACCTCCGGGAACTTCTGGATCTATAAGTAATCCATATCCGATTGTAAGCTTACCTTCACTACATTTATAGGGAATATGTTTACCATCTTTTTTTTTCGTACCCTCTTCTATCTTAATAACTTCTAACAATTCTTTATTCATGATTGCTCCTTTATTTTTTAAATTGGCCAATGGACTTCAGTCCAAAACTAGCACCTATACTTGCTAGTATACCCCAAGATAACCAATCAGGGCAATCCTCTCTTAAAAATTTAAAACCATCTGATAAATATGGTTGGCAGGCCTGTATGAAGCACGCAATTATAATTCCGCAAAAGAGCAAAGTCCAGAGTTCATCCTTCCAACTAGAAGCAGAAGCATCCATTGCTTTCTCTTCCCAGTTTGCATCGCTCTGTACTTTCTTTGTTGTAGCTTCTATCTTTGCAACTGCAAGTTTTTGTTTTGCTTTTGCTTTCTCTGCTCTGTTCTTTAAAAATGTTGTGGCAATATTTCCTATTGGCCCTAGTAATGCTTGTAACATTATTCCTCCTCTACAATTATAGTTGTGTCATCAATGTGTTTTTTATCTTGCTCTCTTTTATTTTCAGCTACCCCCGGCCCTTCATTAACGCACAAGAAATAATAGTGTGTTGCTAAATCTGGATGAAAGATTGTGCAGTCATGCGACCTTACACTTTTAATAGTTAATAAATAAGCAACAAATAAATAAAAAATATATATAGCTATAAGACCAAAGACACCTATAAAAGAGTATTCCATAAGCTTTCTTCTTTTTTCTTGCTGCTTATATATCATTTCTTGTCTTTCTTTTCGTATCTTTGCCTGCATCTGCAATAACTCTTGCCACGCATTAGGGCCATGAGTAAACCCAATATACTCCCTTAGCTCTTTTTCCATAGCAGCAGCTTTCTTCTTTGCAGCAAAAGCATTTAATGCTTCTTCCTCTACACTTGCTCCTACAAATATCTTTTTAAAGATAGGTGGATTTTTAGCTTGCTTCTCTGCTTGGTTTATATCGGAAACAGCACCCATCCATTTACCCATATCTCCATACATAGAATCTAGATCTCTACCAACTTCAAAGCCTTTTTTAATTGTATTAAATGCAGCAGTGGCAATGCCCAATGCTGATATTGGATCTATCATTTTATGCCTATAATGTGTAAAATTACGAGCCGTTTAAATGGCTCAGGATGAATCTCGAGGTAGTTTAGTACCCCCTTTTTAATTTTTAATTTTAAGGTTATCTATCTTTTCGTTCAATGTTTTTAACTGATCTAGTATTTGCTTTATGTCTTGATGAAAGTCTTGCTTCATGTCCTTCATCTCTATTTTGGTTGCGTAACTTTCTCTTGTGTTTACTAATCTCTCTTGCAATTCTTGTACTTTTCGTACCAGAGTAGTGAACATATAAGAGAGCATCCCTATAATAACTGACAATAATCCACTCCATATAAATATCGGCTCAACT